ATTATTTTCGGGATAACAGGACAAGACGGTAGCCATCTGGCCGAACTACTACTAGAGAAAAACTATGAGGTTGTCGGGGTTTGCAGAAGGTCTAGCACCAATAACACGGGAAGAATCAAACATATTCTTGATGATGAAAAACTCAAGTTGATTCAGGGCGACATTACCGATGCTCATTCTATAAATAACATTCTAAAAGAACACGATGATGTAGATGAAATCTACAATTTAGCCGCTCAAAGCCATGTGGCCGTATCTTTTAAGCAGCCGGGCTTAACTTGGGATATAACGGGAAAGGGCTGTCTTAATATCCTACAATCCATAGTTGACCGCGAAATGTTAGACGTTAGGTTTTATCAAGCTAGCAGTAGCGAGATGTTTGGAAAAAGTTACGATATAGATAGAGAGCAGAACAAATATCAAGACGAAGATACTAAGTTTTTGCCTCAATCCCCTTATGCCATAGCTAAGTGTGCCGCCCACTACATAACGAGGCTATACCGAGAAGGTTACGGATTACATGCAAGTTCGGGTATATTATTTAACCACGAGGGTCCACGAAGAGGTGAGACGTTTGTTACACGTAAGATTACCAAATGGATTGGTGGTTTCGTAAAGAGTGGTAGATCCAATAGGTCTAAAGATTTTCCAAAGTTACGTCTAGGTAATTTAGAAGCGTTTCGAGACTGGGGATATGCTGGAGACTATGTTGAAGCAATGTGGATGATGCTCCAAAAAGACAAGCCAGAAGATTACGTCATCTGCACTGGTAATACTCACACCATTCGAGAATTTCTAGATGTAGCGTTTTCGCATATCAAGATTAAAGATTGGTCTAAATATGTTGTACAAGATCCGGAGTTTTATAGACCAGCGGAAGTTGACTACTTAAGAGGTCGAAATCAAAAGGCGCAGAATAAATTACACTGGGAGCCAAAACATTCGTTTGAGGATTTAGTCAGAATGATGGTAGACCACGATACAAGATGAAAATTTATAAGATAACCTTAGACCTTTCATTGGTGCTTTCTAGATTAAAGAAAATATCCTTAAAAGAATTCAATAGCGAAAGGCCGATAATTTTTGTTGAAGCAGAAAACCCCGATGATGCTTGTTACAAGTGTTATTACCAGTTTGCCTCCCTAATATTACAACAAGATCCTGAAATGGCAGGGGTAATGAAAGAAATCTTAGATGACATCGCAATTAAGAAAATAATCACACCATGAGAAGAAATTACGACGACCCAGTATATAAAGAGTGGAGAAAGAAAGTTCTAGCACGAGATGGACATAAATGCCAAATGCCACGATGCAAACATAAAAAATACTTACAGGTACACCACATAAGAAAATGGTCATCAGCAGCTTCTCTACGGTTTGAATTAGACAATGGTATTACGCTTTGTGCTAGATGTCACAAAGAAGTGAATACCAACGAAGCTCTTTACGAATCCTTGTTCCACCAGATAGTGAGCCGAAAAAATGCCTAGAATACAACCCTTTACAATAATAAAAGATACTAGAGAACAAGAGGGATATACCTTCGAGCCTAGCAGCTCAAGATACCATAAATGTAATGGAATGGTAGAAAGAAAACTAGATACTGGAGATTATAGCCTAGAAGGCTTAGAGGATAAAGTATGTATAGAAAGAAAAGCTAGCGTAGTCGAGCTTGCCAATAATATAGGTCACGACATGGTTAGATTCACAAATGAAATAGAGAGAATGAAATCTTTTCCTCACAGATTCATGATTTTTGAGTTTTCTTTATCTGATGTAATGGATTTTCCCGAGAGATCCAATATACCGGAAGAAGACTGGGGAAAACTAAAGGTCACAAATAAATTCATACTTAGACGAATAATGGAATTTCAAATGCACCACGACATACATGTTATGTTCTGCGATGGAAAGAAACATGCAAAGTGGGCTGTCCTTAGCATTCTAAAAAGAATAAACGAGATATATGACTTAGGGGGCGAAAATGCAAGTTAGCGTAGACACTATATCCGATACTCACAACCATGGAATAGACGTTAAAGGTAGAGAGATCTATTTACACGGCTATATAGGAAATACCGAAGAAGATCCCGGAGTTGACTACAGGATGTCAACCAACTTCTACAAAAATATTAGAATACTTGATTCAATTAGTCAAGAACCAATTCTAATTCACATGAACAGCATAGGGGGAAGCTGGAGTGATGGTATGACCATTTTTGACACCATATTATTATGTAAGTCTTACGTTACCATAATTGCTTACGGACAAGCGGAATCGATGAGTAGTATTATATTGCAGGTAGCCGATAAGAGGGTGATGATGCCAAACGCTTATTTTATGAGCCACTTTGGTTCCAGTGACCACGTTGGAAATTATCTAGACGTCCAAAGGAGTATTGCTTTTGAAAAGAAGATAACCGACAAGATGTTAGACATCTATACCCAATCCTGCGCCAAAGGTAATTATTTTAAAGAACAATATACTGATCTAACGGAAGAGAAAGTTAAAAATTACCTAAAGCGAAAATTAAAAGATGGAGATTGGTATCTGGATGCCAACGAGACTGTCTATTATGGTCTTGCTGACTGTGTATTGAATACTAGAAAATGCAAAAATATGAATGATTTAAAATAACTATGAGCAAACTAAAAATACTAAAAGACGCTTGGTTGAATATTGATGGTATAAAAGACTCCGACCTTATTAACCCATTCGATATTGTAAAGCGTAGCGATGAAGACGCACACTATAAAATACTCTGGATCATGACTAGACCTGAGTACTTCTCCTTTCTATGCAAACATATATTTAATATCACCCTCCTACCATCTCAAGCATTATTTTTGTGCGAGATGTGGAATCGCAAATTCCCAATGCTTATAGCGAGTCGTGGTTTTGGAAAATCCTTTATACTATCTTTGTATGCAATGATGAGAGCGCTCATAATGCCTGAGAGAAAGGTAGTAGTAGTTGGTGCAGCTTTTCGTCAGTCTAAGGTACTATTTGAGTATATGGAGACTATCTGGAATAACGCCCCAATTTTAAGAAGTATGTGTGATGCCAGTAGCGGTCCTCGTAGAGATGTGGATAGATGTGTAATGCGAATTAACAAGTCTCGCGTTACCTGCCTACCTCTCGGTGACGGCCAGAAGATTCGTGGTCAACGCGCAAATGACATTATTGGCGATGAATTTGGAAGTATCCCGAGGGAAATTTTTGAAACAGTTGTTGCAGGTTTTGCTGCCGTTAGTTCCGACCCAATCGCAAACGTTAGGAGACTAGCGTCAGAAAAAAAGGCCGTTGAACTTGGTATAGAACTTGTCGCAGATGACGAGAATGCATTTAAAAATGTTGACAACCAGATAATCATATCCGGAACTGCTTACTATGACTTTAACCATTTTGCCGAGTATTGGAAAAAATGGAAGTCCATTATACAAAGCCAAGGAAAGATTGGAAGATTAAGAGAAGTTTTTGGGGAAGACCCTCCGGAAAGTTTTAACTGGAAAGACTATTCAATCATTAGGGTTCCTTACGAACTTCTACCAGATGGCTTTATGGACGCCTCACAGGTCGCCAGATCAAAGGCGACGGTTCATACTGGAATCTACCAGATGGAATACGGAGCTTGCTTTACACGCGATTCTCAAGGCTTCTTCAAACGCACCTTAATAGAAAGTTGTGTAACAAGTGACAGGGGAGAGATAAAAGACGCTGAGAACAAAGAGATATGTTTTCAAGCGCAACTACGTGGAGACACCAATAAGAAATATATATATGGAGTTGATCCAGCTTCAGAAGTAGATAATTTTAGCATTGTAGTTTTAGAAGTAAACCAAGACCATCGCAAGATAGTTCACTGCTGGACTACTAACCGAGAACAGCACAAAGAAAAGGTTAAGAGCGGATTTTCTTCGGAGACGGACTTTTATTCTTATTGTGCTAAAAAAATTAGAGATTTAATGAGGATATTTCCATGTATACATATATCTATGGATGCTGGAGGTGGAGGTATAGCCGTAATGGAATCTCTTCACGATAAAGATAAAATAAAACCAGATGAGTTTGCGATATGGCCAACTATAGATGAGGACAAAGAAAAAGACACTGATGACCAAAGAGGACTACATATATTAGAGATGTGTCAGTTTTCAAAGTACGACTGGCTCGCTGAGGCTAATCATGGACTAAGAAAAGACTTTGAAGATAAGGTAATATTATTTCCAATGTTCGACACAATTAGTCTGGGCATCGCCAACGCTGAGGATGGTTTAAAAGGCAGAAACTACGATACGCTAGAACAATGCGTAATGGAAATTGAAGACCTTAAAGACGAACTCACGATGATACAGATAACTCAGACCGCGACAGGTAGGGACAAGTGGGACACTCCAGAAACCGTGGTTGGCACTGGCAAAAAGGGTAAACTTAGAAAAGATCGTTACTCAGCGCTTATTATGGCAAACATGGCGGCTAGAACTTTAGCTAGAATACCAACTCCTGAAGAGTATAATTTCTACGGTGGATTTGCTACAATAGAAAAGACAGACAATAAAGGTGACATGTATTCTGGGCCAAATTGGTTTACCGACAACTCGAAAGATTTATACTGATTGGTGTATAATCTAAAAGCATTTCAATTACATTCCAATTACTTTAAGACTGGTTTAAAAAATGGCAAACGAAGACCGTAAAGAAGACTCGTTCATAACATGGACCGAAACAGATCAAGCGAGTAAAACTCGTGCTTTTGAGAGTTTCTCTGAATCGTTGGAAGCTTACGATGGTGTTTCAAAAGGTGCTCATAGAGAGTTTTTAGACATCGAGCCAAATAGATCCGCAAGACCTAGCTTTGGGCGTAGTGATTATAATGCCTTCAGACCAAATGAGGCCACACCAACAAAACAAAAGAAGGCCATAAAGCTATGCATGGACGCCTATGAAAAGGTTGGGATCATACGGAATGTTATAGATTTAATGGGTGACTTTGGTTGTCAAGGAATAGATATCGTACACGAGAGCAAAAGCGTAGAGAAATTCTATAAGCAATGGTTCAAAAAGGTAGACGGAAAAGGGAGATCAGAAAGATTTCTTAACAATCTCTATAAAGCAGGTCAGGTATTTACTTACAGGAGCGATGCCGCGATAACACCCGCGATAAAAAAATACATGAGAGCAATGGCTCACGATATAAGGGTCGATGTGCCAATAACCGAGAAAAACATCATTCCTTGGAGGTATAACTTCTTTAACCCCTTGAACATTGATGTAAAAGATGGCAACATAAGCCTTTTCTTAGGTAGAAAAAATTACCAACTATCTGCCAATTCATTCTTCGATAATTTCAAAGACGGGGCTGTTCCGGCTAAAATTATGGAAACTCTACCCCCAAGCGTCAAGAACGCGATTAAGGACGGCAAGAGAAAAATAGAGTTAGATGCAGAGAGGTTATCTGTTACCTATTACAAAAAAGATGACTGGCAACAGTGGGCATATCCATTGACCTATGCCATCTTAGACGATATTATAATGCTAGAAAAGATGAAGCTAGCTGATCTATCCGCTCTAGACGGAGCCATCTCAAACATCAGACTCTGGACGATTGGTAGCTTAGACCATAAGATATTGCCTAACAAGGCCGTCATTAACAAGCTTAGAAATATACTTGCTAGTAATGTTGGAGGAGGAACCATGGAACTTGTCTGGGGTCCAGAATTAACTTACACTGAGTCTAACAGTCAGGTATACAAGTTCTTGGGTTCAGAGAAATACCAATCTGTTCTTAATAGCATATATGCCGGACTTGGAGTTCCCCCTACACTTACCGGCATGGCTGGAAACGGCGGCGGATTTACCAATAACTTTATATCGCTCAAAACCTTGGTCGAAAGATTGCAGTACGGTAGAGATCAATTAACTAAGTTCTGGCAAACGGAACTTGAACAGATTAGAAAGTCCATGGGCTTTAGAAAATCGGCTCACGTTGTCTATGATCAAATGAGCCTTTCGGACGAGGCTTCAGAGAAGAACTTGTTAATCCAACTGGCAGATAGAGATATCATTTCTCATGAGACAGTTCTAGAACGGTTTAAGGAGATCCCTGCCGTTGAAAAGGTAAGGCTTCAAAGAGAGGATAAAGATAGAGATTCTGAAAAGATCCCTCCAAAAGCGAGTCCCTTCCACAATGCTAATCACGAAAAAGAGATGGAGAAGATTGATAAGCAGGAAGACATTAACAAGAAGAATGAAGACTCCAAACCTTCAACCGCTCCCAAAAAAGATAATGGCAGACCCCCATTTAAGCAAGATGAAGGGCCAAGGAAAAAGAGAGTTGATACGCCAAAATCAAAACCGGGGGTTGCGGAAATGTTCATCTGGACGTCAGACACTCTAGATAAGGTCTCTGAAATATCGAACGCCTACATTGGAGTAAAGGGTAAGAGCAACATGAGACAACTAACCAAGGCAGAACTCAAGGAGTTAGAAGATCTCAAGCTTTCAGTTCTGACTAACCTAGAGCCAATGCAAGATGTGAACATCGCGGCCATCCACAAGGTTCTGTCTAGCAATAAACCTACTCCGGAGAGCTTCAAAAAAATCCTTGCTTCAAAAAATGTTTCTGTAGAGAAAATGCCTGTAGATACGTATAAAAAACACATAATCAGTCTCTACGTTGATTTTTTCTTGGCTTAAATTACAGTTTTTTAACTTTTTCCTAGTTTATGTGTATAATGTCGTGAGGTTTAAAAAATGACTATAAAAATATATCAAAAAGAAATAGACGACGGAATTGGCGATGCTGTAAAAACCACTGCCAGCGTAGCCTATTGCTCTGAAGCAATACTTCATGAGGGCGACGCGAGCTCTGCAAAAGAGAGCATCTCAGACAAAGAGATACTCAATAAAATCCTAGCAGAGAATAAGGATCAGATAGATCTATATTATCTAGAGTCCGTCTTAGTTTCCACGGGGTGGAATAAAAACGATGACGTATTCCTTTCTCAGGCTACTTGGGAAGCTAGAGATACCCCCGAAGACAAACAATTTAATTTTATGCACGATGAGAACGATATCATTGGACATATAACTGGAAGCTATATTCTAACCAAAGATGGTAAGGCTGTAGCTGAAGATTCTCAAAGACCAGACGAGTTCGACATTGTAACTCAAGCTGTTATATATAATAGTTGGTCAGGACCAGAGAATCAAGACAGAATGAACAAAATTATAGCTGAAATCAAAGAAGGCAAATGGTACGTCTCTATGGAATGCCTATTTGCTGGTTTTGACTACGCTATGATCGATAAAGAAGGAAGTGCCAAGATTTTAGCTAGAAATGAGGAATCAGCGTTCCTCACCAAACATCTAAGATCTTATGGCGGAAGCGGAGAATACGAAGGTTATAAAGTGGGTAGAGCCTTAAAGAGTATTTCTTTTTCAGGTAAAGGCTTAGTTGCCAAACCAGCGAACCCAAGAAGTATAATTTTAAAAACTGTCGCGTTTGACATAGACCACAATTCTAATTTTAATATAGGAGATTTTACCATGGCTGAAAATCTTTTGGAGAAGCAGTTAGAAGAAGTTCGTTCAGAACTTACTGCATCAAAAGCAGAGAATAAGGCTATCAAAGCAAAAATCGAAGAGGCTAAAGACAATGAGTTTTCCTCTACGGTTGAAGCATTTGAAAGTACAATTCAAGACAAAGATACAAGTCTTGCTGAGTTGGAAGAAAGCATCAAAAGTACACAAGCTCGTGTGGCTGAACTTGAAGATGCCCTCATCCAGTCTCAAGAAGAGCTCACTGTCGCCACAAACGACATGAATGATATGAAGAAGGCCGCTAAGTCAGAAAAGAGAAAAGCCTCACTTGTTGAAGCTGGCTTTGATGACGAAGAAGCCGAAGAATCTCTCGAACTTTACGCAAGTCTTAGTGACGAAGCGTTTGATATTATTGTAGCCAAGTTCAATTGGTTCGATAAGAAAAATAAGGACGAAGATAAAGACAAAGATAAAGACAAGAAAAAGAAGAAGGATGATGATGTCAAAGCAGAAGAAACTGAAGCAGAAGAGGAAGCTGAAGCTGAAATTACTCAGGAAGCTTTCGAAGAAGTCGGAACGTCGGAAGCCACTTTGGTTGAAACCGAGGTCGAAGACGAAATGGAAGCAACCAGAGCTAGTGTTTCTAGCTGGTTAGAAAATCACGTACTTAACAAGTAATTTAATAGGAGATAATAAATATCATGGCTCTTAAAGCAGATAGATATGAAGAATCAACAGATATCAGTTTTTTCTACAATGCTGGTGCCGTCACTCGTGGCGGAGTTGTGTGCTTGGCCGATCAAGGTCAAGCTTCTGGTGCAGCGTTGGATCAAGGTGAAAACCTTGTTGCATACACTGCGTGCGCCAACGCAGGAACTGATCGTCCAGTCGGCATCCTTCTTAACGACGTTGTTAACAAAGACCTCACTAGAACCCATTTGAATCAGTTTAAAGACGAAGTTCAAAAGGGCGGTAAGGTTACCGTTATGACTCGCGGATGGGTTGTCACTAACAATATTACCGGAACCCCTAAAGCAGGCGATGTGGCTTATGCCTCAACGACCGCTGGAGAAATTGCGACTGTTGCTGGAACAGCAGCTGCTTCTGGTAGTTACGCTATTGGCAGATTTATGTCCCGTAAAGACGCAGATTCGTATGCAAAAGTATACGTCAACCTTCCAAACTTCGGGGCGTAATAGCACCATCATAAAAAGGAGAACACTTATGTCACTTACAGAAAGACCAAGCGATGAATTTATTTCGTTGCTTAAAAAATCGGGCGATAGCGATCAAAATGTCGCTTATGCCGCACAGCGTGAATTCGCTAAAGCATTAGAACTCCCTTTGCGAAAAGGCGTTCTTGTTGGAAATATCCTTGGTGATATTTTTGAAACCATCAATGTCGAACCGGGAGCCTCTACGGAGTATCCACTTGACTTGATTTCTCCCGGACTTGAGGGTGAGCACGTAGCTTACACCAATCCGGGTCATGGTCGCGTGCCGGAACGAGCGGTAGAGAGCGATTACGTTATGATTCCAACTTACAGCATTACTTCGAGTATTGATTACTTGCTTCGTTATGCTCGTGAAGCTCGTTGGGATATTGTTGGCCGCGCTATGCAGGTTTTAGAAGCTGGTTTCGTCAAAAAGATGAATGACGATGGCTGGCATACTATCCTCGCTGCTGGCGTTGACCGTAACATTTTGGTTTATGATGGCGATGCCACAGCTGGAATGTTTAGTAAGCGATTAGTTTCACTGATGCAGACTGTTATGCGACGAAATGCGGGCGGTAACACTGGGTCAGCTAATCGTGGTCGTCTTACTGATCTTTATGTCTCACCAGAGGCACTTGAAGACGTCCGTAACTGGGGTCTTGATCAGATTGACGAAGTAACCCGTCGAGAAATTTACACTGCCTCTGAAGGCGGTGCGCCAATCACACGAATCTTTGGTGTGAATTTGCATGATCTCGATGAGCTTGGCGAAGGGCAAGAATACCAGACCTTCTTCTCAGATGCAAGTGGTCTTGGTGGTTCTGTTCAGGCATCCGACCTTGAACTTGTTGTTGGTATCGATCAAGCTGCTAATGACAGCTTTATCATGCCAATGAAGCAAAATGTAGAGATCTTCGAAGATCCTGCGCTTCATCGTCAGCAACGAGCTGGTTACTACGGTTTCGCAGAGCTTGGCTTTGGCGTGCTGGATAACAGAAGAGTTATCCTTGGCTCGTTCTAACATCAGTTAGCGTAGTCGACCCTACTTCAAAGAGTCACTTCCATTATTTTGGGAGTGGCTCTTTTTTGTGTATAATATTATATAATAAAACCGTACCAAGGACTAATTACTAGGAGTTAAATCATGGCAGCTTTATCAGATTATCTAGAATCTGGACTATTACATCACATTTTTAGAGGTGAAACCTTTCCAAAACCACTAAATATTGCTATAGCATTAACTAGTGGTGTTCCAAGCGATTCAGATACAGGGATTTCTCAGTATAAGAATGCCGGGACGCTACAGGAATTGCCTTCGGGCGATGCAAATGGCAACGATACTGGCTATAGGCGCTTAAGCCTTGGCACACCGTCCGTTGATGGAAACGGAAAATGGACTTATAGTTCTGAAGACCACACGGTAGGCAGTGGACTAATAAAAAATACTGATTCCTTTTTATTCGATACTGGAGACGCATCTGCTGCTCTAGTCGATTGGGGATGGGTTTCTGGAATTGCTATTGTCGATTCTGGAGAATATGGAACTGGAAACTTACTAATGCACGCCCAATTAGATAACCCGCGAGTAATATATGCTGGTGATACTGTAAAGTTTGATGTATCAACTTTGCAAATTAGCTTTAAATAAAAATAAAGGTTGTATAAATGATTTTGTCTAAGTCTGAGTACATCTCAAAAATACAAGGTCTATTACCAGACAATGCAACTCAACAGATTTCTCCGGAAGATCTTAGAGAAAGTCTCATTGACTTAATAGATTCTGTCCATCTTTTTCTGGATGGAAAGAAGATTTCAACCTCTAATTTTTCCTCCCCTGAATACAGGACGACTAAAGGGGGCGATCTTGCTTTAGGTAAACTAAACCTAGCAAACAGGCTTAGTATTGATAATACAGCCTATGGTTACTATTCTCTGGGGGCTAATTATTCAAGCAGTGGTAATACCGCCGTTGGATCTTATGCTTTAGGGTGTAACCTACAGGGCACCCACAATGTTGCCGTTGGCTTTAATGCTTTGGGAGGCAATGTAAATGGCTCTGGGAATATAGGCTTAGGTAACTTCTCCTTACTATCAAATAAGCATGGAGATTTCAATATAGCGATAGGTCACGGAGCTGGCCACTTTGTTGATTCAAATACTGACAATAAGTTTTACTTAGGTATTTATCCGGGCTTTGACTCTGACGCTACCTGTGATATTATTGCCAACTCAGGCAAAAGACCGCTTCTATACGGTGAATTAGACAACCTAAGACTTGGTGTAGCCGTAAACTCTACCAATCCTGACGGCGGCACACTTCAAGTGTCCGGAGACATGACCCCGTTCATTAGTGGAGATGGAAATCTTGGCACATCTACATATGCTTGGAATTCTGTAAATGAGTCTGTATATTTTTCCGGAGGTAAAGTTGGCGTTGCCACAGACAGCCCTTCTGGCGATCAAGGCGTAATGACCATTAAGGGTCACGTTGTGCCACAAGAAGACGGGATATGGTCTTTAGGTCACAGGGAGCTAAAATGGGATGGGTGGTTTAACGACGTTGTTATTAGTGGACAGCTTCACGCAAACGATGTAAACTATAACCATATCAATGAATGTCTTTATGATTGCAAGACGTTACACTTAGCCACTAGCGGCTTTTGCGACCCAGCAGATTTGGGTTTCCATAATGATGGTGTATGCGGCTATTTAAGCGATCAAGCTATAGATGGCGGTGGATTTGAAATACACTCTAGCGGATCTGATTATCAGAGAAACTATAACCTTCTCTTTAGATTTCCAGACCAAACAATTAATTCCTGCGCATTAGAAGTAGACGATCATTACTCTAGAGCGAGATGGCAATCAAATATTTCTATAGAAGTTGATTCAGGTAGACATATACAAACTGAGAGAGTTTTAGGGCCAAGAGATAAACTGTCCTTAGTAACACAAAGTGGCTGCTTTGGCCTTGGCGTAAGAACTAATTTTCTAACCTCGGGTAATTATCTAGATTTTGGCTCACTAGGCATTACAGATAGTGGTTATTGTAATAAAGACTTTAATTTCTTATCACCTTCTGGTGATTACACACTAAGCGACGGAAATCCTAGCGGTAATGATTTATCTGTGCTTTTTGGTAGCATAGACTCAGGCGTCAAGATCTCCAACCAATTTGCCACAAGGATAAAAAGTTGTAATACTTTACGTGGGTTTAGCTGGGTTTATCATGACGAGACGGACACGTTGGCAGTTAATTGCGATCAAAGCAACTCACCGGGATAATAACTAAAAAGGTATATTAGATGAAAGACAGATTTTCACTACACATACATGATGGGCAGAGTGGCATACTTGAAGCCCTGACCGTTATGAGGAATGGTTTTATTGGATCGCATCCATCCGGTCTGGTGGGCGTTACCAATATGCCCCATGCGGAAAACGCGCATCCAATATTACCAGAGACAATTTTTAATGTACAGTCTTCCGGAGAGTCTAATGTTAGGTTCTCTAGCCTGTCTTTAGAAAAAAGTAGTCTTGAGTTACTAGGTAATGGAAACTCTAAGGCTTCAGGTCTTCATATATCTTATTCACCTAGTGAATCTACCGTAGATTTCTCTTTATTAAGAGCTAGCGGGTGCGGCGGGGTAGAGTCTGGCTTTATGACTGTCACGTCAAATGGACTTATAGCCATTGGTACTACCAAGGTTAATGCTACTAGGCTCTTTAGCGCAAACTCACCCCTAACAATTTGGCATAATGGTACCACCAATAGTGGTACGATAGCATTAAAAGAACAGGCCAGCGCCCCCACCAATACATCCGACTTTGGAAAAATATATGTCAAACCTGACCTTGGTTGTTCTGAGCGTCAAAGTTTGTTTTTCTTAGACGATACCGGTAACGAGTTTAATCTTTCACATCCTAGTGGCTATCTAGCTGTACCCGGTAACAATACGTTTGGCGGTTTATATGCCCCAGAATCCGCTTTTGCTTGTAGCACGAATGCCGAATTATCTTGTGACACCCTGTATGGGTTTGCTGCTGGTTTCAGGTTGGCTACGGGTGACGACAACACTCTGGTTGGATGTTACGCCGGTAGCGGTATAGTTGACGGCTCCTCCAACACTATAATGGGCCACAGTAACCTCACAAACAACGATGGTTCACACATAACTATATTAGGCTCTCAAAACCTAACACCGACAGTCGCGACAGACTCGTTAGGGATAACCGTATTCTCACACAATATACTTATAGGAACTGAACTAGCGAGAGACTTAGACATAGACGATTACACCCTATTGATGGGTTATGGTGACACACCTCTAGTAAAAGCAGGCCTTGGTGGCACAAATAGTAGATTATTTTCTGTAATGTCTGACGGTGACGAGAGGGCTTCCTTCTCTGTAGATAGTGAATCAAACCGGTCTATATTGACTGATGTCGTAGAGTCAACTAATATTGGGACTGTGAATGTAGGTATACTTAATTTTAAGGATACTGCTTCAGCCCTACAGCACAGAGGAATGGCTTCCCTTAGATTTGCCAATAGATTTGATGATAGCCAAACTCTTGTGGATTTTATTCCTAGCGGTCAAGTTCCACGCACTCACCCCACCTTCTCTTTACCTCTGCATGATACCCCTTACATAGCGGTTAGTGGTGACATTAGACTGTTAGGTGCTATAAGATTTGGAAACGGCACGTCTTTAAATTCTGCTGAAGATTATCAACTAACGACAACATCAGGTATTGAGAAAATAGTTTATGGAGACATTAGTTCTCTTGTATTAGACTTTAGGGGACTTTCACTAGCAGCTTCTCTTACGCCTAGCATAGATGCCGGTGATAGTTTTCTCCCACTAGAAGTTCCGTCCGGAAGCTCTAGAATGGTTGGAAAGATTAGTGTAGAATCTCTCGCCGCCTATGTCTCCAGCGGTTATGCGAGCGTTGCCGATAATTGCAATCTTGTATGGTCTGATATAGAATCTGAAAAAAGAATTAGTTCTGTAAATAACTCTGGAACGGTATTTATTGGATGTGGGGCAGGAGTTGAAGCCACCGGCTGGAAGAACGGCATCTTCTTAGGCACACAAGCTGGCGCGTACAGTGCTACCTCAAACGCAGCTCTATTAACCTCGACGTCAACCATCTTTATTGGAAACCAAGCGGGTTACGACTGTGATGATTTAGAAAATACAATCGCGATTGGTACGAACGCTGGTAAAAACGCAGACAAGTCTTCCGACTCCATCTTTATAGGATCAAGCGCTGGCTTAAATAGCTCAGGTAATAGAAACTGTATAGCTATAGGTGAGAATGCATTAAATGGGCTTGATAGTCCGGGACACGACTCTCTCGGAGGAAATCAAAACATAGAAATTATTACAGGTTTAGATAATAATCAAAGACTACTATATGCTAGCGGAAACCTAAACTCCAGAATAAATATACAAAATGTCATAGCCGGACACCATAGCAAACGTATGATCTCTATTGGAGATGCTAGACTTTCTCCACAAGCACCCCTTGAAGTCAGAAGAGATGTAGGGTTAACCGGACATGGTGACACCGAAAATGTACAGACTTGGTTTGATAATGATGTAACCGTCGGCAGAGTACAAAACTCTGGAGACTACATAAGAAGAGATGAGCAGGGAACAGAGGCTTGGTTTGGTCAGTACGAAGGGTTTATGGTCGATTACATTTACGCTCCAAGTGCCTATGGATCGCCAACCAGCGGGGTAATGAGAACAAGAACGTATGAAAATGACTTTGGCGCTGACACTTTGGTTTGGGTAACAAATAGAGATGCCACACTAGATATTCATGGTAATGGGGCTGCGGGTGGAGCGGCATTTGTTGTAACAAACAGGGTTAACGGAGAAAATAGACCTGTTTATATAAGTTGTTCTGGATCTTAATAATAGCGAGAGTTTGTAATGACGCAATGCTGTTCATGTTCAGGGGTAACACCTCCTCCCGCCCCGACGGGCGCTTGTTGCTATGGATGCGCAGATCCAATGACTTGCGAGAGCGTTGTTACCGCAGGGGACTGCTACAGTCGTCCATGCTCAAAATTTTACCAAGACAAGACCTGCGCTCAAATAACTTGCTCGTTTACCCCCACTACGACCTCTGCCCCTACAACCACTAAATCGCCCTTTGCTACCACAACCACAACCACCACTACCACTACCACTACTACCACCACCACTACTACCACGCTTCCACCCACGCTTGGATGTTGCTTAGACGGGCAGTGCTCTAACCTAGAGGAACAAGTTTGCAAAGATCTTGGTGGCATAGCATTAAACACATCGTGTGCAGACGCTGGAGATAACCCTTGCTTCACATGTTGCTGCCCGGCGAGCGTATCAATGCCGCTTAGGGTGAAATCTGATTGTTCAGACTGTGCGTTTAATCTTACCGATACCTTTACTAGCGATGCTTCCGAAGGTGATCTCTGCGTAGATGATATAACTTATTCTGATAATGGCTCGTTTGACTGTGGTGACGATTGGAGTGCGACAGTAAAGTGTGTGCCGGGATTACCTGCAACCGCCAAGCTTAAGTGGAGCTACAGTGGAGAAAGCTGTATTGGATCGCATGATTGGAGCGGGGAGACAAAAACTTCTTGCGACAGTATTCTTGCTGGAATTAACTTATTAGCTCTAGCTCCCTGTGAATTAGGTGATAATTGTGAATGTTGCGGTGAAGGCGTCACTACCACTACCACCACTACGGCAGCTCCCGGACCCTGCCCATGGTGTATGCAGCCCCAATGGTTTACGGATTGTCCGGCCAGCGGAGGCAATCACAACAGGTCGGGTCATAACGCCCGCACTGGCGAGTCTCTTTGTTGCCATCCCGAGCGTCGAATTATCGGATACGGGGGACACCTCCAAACAGATTCTCTAGATGTTATGTATCCAGACCGTGTATGCGGAGGAGAGGCCGGTTGCCATCAAGCGTCAAATATGCATGGGATGTACGCTTGTCCGGACTGCGGCCTCGAACTACACAATAATGTAGGAGATTTCGAGTGTCGTCGGGGTAACCACGGCCTCGCAGCAAAGTATCGTGGTTCGTGCGTAACGGTCGGCAAGAAAGTTGAACGTACTGGACTAACCACTAATGAAGGAGATAAGTTAGTATGTCAGCCCGCCCACGAAGCTTACTGTCGCAAAAAATGGGGCATTGAAACGCTCGTTGATTGGCTGGAGCGCAATATGGAACAGGTGAATGGTCCATATGCATGTCCTCGGCCGGGTACAAAACCACTGGTTGAAGTTTACTGCGACATGTCGATGTTCAGCCATTTGGAAGACTACCGGCCACTAAGAAAAGGTTGCTGCTGCTGTTGTCCTTATTTATACGTACCGCATGTCCCGGTCCCGCCCACAACAACAACAACAACAACGACGCACCCACCACCGACAACCACACTGCCTCCTTGTTATCCGACCGGCGGAGGACTCAGTATGGTCCGCATAGATCCTCCCGGAAATCCGGTAAATGAAGGTGCGACCGGAACATTTAAGATCGAACGCCGCGGCGACGGCGTAGTAGGAAAGTGCTGCGTTAAAATTTCTATCCATTACTACTTGAAAGACGATGTGGCGGGGTTGGGTGATGAGATTGACGACAAAGGTGTAACTTTCGAGCCAAAGGAGATTTGTTGGGAGGATGGAGATAACGATGATGTGATTGTGGAATTCACAGTTCCTCAAGATGATGTT